AAGCAGACCACCAGAGACGCGGGCGCGTCCTAATACCCATCGCTTGGGGATAGTCGAGCCGGTGAGTCCGCGCGTGCTTCCTGCCACGCCTGCCGATGCGTCTGCCGAGTTTGGCTTTGACGGCTTCTTGGCAAACTCCTTCATAAGCGTGCTGGTGACGAATCCAAACGCCGCGCCGACCGCAAACGCCTTAAACGCCGCCGCGGTCGCCAGCGCGGCTACGCCCTTTGCCGCCGCAAGTTTGGCTACAAACGCGATGCCTCCGATAACCGCTGATGGCATTAGAGTGGCCTCCAGACAGCAAAGATTTCTGTAAATCGCGCTACATCGTAGCCGATTTCAGTGCGGATATACGGATGGCATGACGCGCCCACCTTTGCGATAACGAACTCGTGCTCTCTGGTCTTGCCAACCACGACGTCACCCCGCTTGTAGTCGATGCCGTCCAGCAGTTCATAACCCTTGCCGAACTGCGCACCGAAAGCGATTGCCGCCGCCTTCAAATCGCGGCCGTATTCGCGCTTAAAGTTGGCTAATGCCTTCACCGCGTCAGGCGTACGCAACCAGTCGGGCCGGCGGTCGCCAGTCCAATCGTCGCCAAGCACGGCGGTGAGGCAATCGTCTTTACCCCAGACAGATGAACTCATGGCGGCCACCTTGATTTAAGCGTCTGCCCTTCGGCAATAGGAACGAGATGCTCGAAGCAACGGTCGCCGGGATAATCCGCTTGTTGATTGCCGTGATTCCACGACTGCTCATAGCCGCGGTCGAGTTCCTCTCGGTAAGTCGCAACTTCAAATGAAACCGAGTTTGACCGCACTTCCGGCTGACTATACAAGCCGCGAAAGTAGCGCGGCACAGCCAACCATGTCACGCCGCCGTCCTCGCTATACACGAGTCGAACCGTGACGATAACGCGCCCCCTGAACTCTTGAAACGCCATGCGCAAGTCAGGCGTGGAGTTAATCCCCATCAGCACCACCTGCATTCGCGCGTCTTCCTTCTCGCTTGATTTGCCAACCTTGATTTCAACAACTTCGGGCCCGACTCCAGTGTAGGTGATGCCGTTCAGCACAAGGTCGCCGATGCCAGTCCACGCATGAATGGCGGGGTCAGACGGATATTCGGCAGAGATGGTCAGATGCTTAATCGCATCGGTCGCAACAAACGCCGGCTCATCTGGGCCCCAGACGAGTCGTTCAGGCCACTCGACCGGCCCCGGCCATAACGGCGAACCCGTTGTTTCGTCAGTAGCCATTACAAGACGTCCTGAAACGCGGCGGCGGTCGGGCCGTGCCAGTCGCGGTTGCGGTTGATTGACACTGGACTGCTTTCAGTTAACCGCGCACGAAGAGTCGGCGCAGTCCAGTTGATTGGCAATCCGCCAGTGGGGATTACCAAATCCCTGTGCGGCGCAAGTGTGCATCGACCACCAGTGTGCGTGGTGATAAGAACAAATAATCGGTTATCAATCGTGACGCGGTCGCCGACTTCCAGCCCTGTCGCCTGATTCAAGTTTGCGATAAACGAGCCGCCAGTTCTCTCCATGCTCATCAGGCGCAAGTCGGTGCCGTCGGCAAAGCGCGTTTGTTGCGCGGCGGCAATCGCTTCGAAGGGTAAATCAAAAATATGCAAAGCCCCCTCGGTAGCGGAAAAGAACGCGTCAATCTTGCCGATGTCCGCCGCGCCGTCTGCACGGCCGAGTTGCGGGAAAGCGAAAGTGCCTTGCCAACGACCGATGCCGCGCGAAGTCGCTTGGACGCTACCAGTATAAATACTGGAGACTATATCTTGTCCCGGCCAAACGAGGTCGCAAGAGATTGACTCAAGCGAAACGTCGGGGAATGCGATGAGTGCCACGGTCGAGTCCTCGATTTAGTTGGCAAGCGCGCCCGGTGCCTGCAACGCTTCCATTGTGCCTTTCATCGACTCCTCTTTGATAGCCGCCGCGATTGGAATCATGCGCTGTTCAAACCCCGTGTCGTCAAATAACTTGAACTCGTTATGCTGGGTGATAGTCACGCCGCCGCCCATCATGTCTTTATTAGGCACGATTGAGCCCGCATGATTTGGCACAAACAACTCCGGCCCCTTCTCGCCAACCAGATATGGATTGCCGCTTGCCACCGGCCCGCCAGCCGCTCTTGCGGCGACGGGGATGCCAAAGAACCCGCCGATGCCGCCAGTGATGGAGTCAATAAGCGGCTGTAAAACAAGTGCTTGGAAAACTGCCTGCGCGATATTAGCCGCTAAATTCTTAAACGCGTCTGATGCTGACGCGGTGCCGTCGATAATACTTGTAAAGAATGTGTTCAACTGATTATCCAGTCCAGAGATAACTGGAGCGAGTCGGTTGCGAGTCGTTTCGCTTAACTTGATAATGGCTTTAGACGCTAATTCCTCTTGCTGACGGATATTAGACATCATTCTCGACCACTCATTCCAAGCGGATGAGTCGACGTCGCGGCCTTCACCGCCGAATTCATTCAACGGCGCAGTCGCCATTTCGCGCATTCTCTCCTCTTGCCGTCTCGCTTGAACTGCCGCCGCTTCCGATGCGGCTCGCGCGGCGACATCCTGCCCGCGCAAGGGGATTAGATTCTGTTGATGCTGAATGCGATTTTCAAACTCGCGCCGCGCGGCTGTTTCGCGCGCAACCGCGGCCGCCATTTGCGGGCCGGTCAAACCACCGAGCGCACCGATTCCACGCAACGCCTTTTTAACAACTTCCTCACCGCCGCCAGTTGTAGTTGTAGCGGTCGGCTTGGCTGCTGGCGCGGTCGCGTTGGCGACGGCTTGCTGTTCGTATTTTTGGATTTCGAGGAAGAGTCGTTGTGTTTCAATCCGCGCCTCTTCCAACTGCGCCTTCACCAGATTCGCACGAAATTGCGGCGCGTTTGCCAAGCGTCTTTCGAGTTTCAATTCGTTATCTAATGCTTTGCGATAGTCGGCAATTAGTTCCTGCGGCGCGCCGATGTTATCGGCGATTGCTTTATCGCGCGGTGTTCTACCCGCCACGAGGTTGTAGAAGTTTTGCGCCTCGAGGACGATATTTCTCCAGCCAGTCAGGACGTTGCCTGTCTGTTCGAGAAACCATGTAACCGCATTCACCAAGCCGCTATCAATCGCAACGAGTTTTAATTCAGTGTAGGACTGCTTGATGTCATTCAGGCTCCCGGCAAACTTGCCGGCCACTTCGATGCCTTTCGTTTCCATAATATCGGACAGCGTGTCAGTTCCTTTAATATACTTTTCCAATTCCGTCAGCGCCTCGTTGCTTGCGATGCCAGTGTCACGGATGGACTGGATATACTCGTCGCTTGCCAAGTCGACTCGACCGAGACCAACGGCGACTTCGGCATTGCGCGTCCCAAATAAATCCATAGCCGCGCCCGACCGTTTCGCGGCATCTTCAACTTCGCGCATGCCTTTACCGACACGAGTTAACAAATCCCAAGTAGAGAGTCGTTCCAAATCAGCGGCGGAGATGCCGAGTGCTTCAAACGCCCTCTTTTGTGTTGCTAATCCGTTGCGCGCATCGCTGACACTCTTCGTAAATTTCTTGAGTGCCTTCTCGGTGCTTTCGGTGGATATATCAAACTCACCCATCGCTTTGCGAATGATTTGAAGTTCATCGGTGGTGAGTCCAAGCAGTCGTGAATTTTGCGTCAAACTGACGGCAAGTTTCGCGTTCTGCTCTACGAAGTTATTTAACCACCGCGCACCACCAAGCGATGCGGCAATACCAAGAAGACCTTTAGACATGCCGCTGATAGACGCGGTCAAACCGGCCGCCGCCGCTTTTGCGCGACCGGCCTTCTTTTCAAATCCCGTCAGTTGACGGTTGACCTTCCTTGTAGTGCGACTAAATCCCGCGTCTTTCGCCGCGTAGTTGATTAACGCTGTGCCGACTCTTGCTTCATTCCCGGCCATCGTTAAAACCCTCTGCTTGTCTTGTTAAAATATCTTTGCTTGCCGCTGACATTAGATTTTAATGCCGCGCGAACAAACGACTTGGCGACTTTGCCGCTCTTCAAATCCATGTCTAATTTATCCATCGCCTTTTTCATAGCGGCCGCCGCCGCGCGCCACGCTTGCGGGAGCGTCTCGTGCATTGCCTGTCTAATCGGCGCACGGGCTTTCATATCTTTTGTGCCGAGTTCCAGCAAGGAGCCATGCTTCGCACCGGCCTTGCCGATTTTCAGCGATGCGTAATACAAACGCTTTCCCTTATTTGCGCCGCGCCGAACATTCCTACTCGCGCTACCGGCGCGGATGGACTTTCGCGCCGCGCCAGTGCGGTCGTTAAAGTATTTACCCTTTTGTTTGGCATCCTTTGCGGCGACACGCGCGGCGGCGATTAGACCGCGTTGCACGATGAGGTCGGGGACTGCGCCCGGAAGTGCCTGCACATTCCGTTTCAACTGCTCGACGTCGACTACGATATTGGATTGCATGGCGGCATTATACCCTATGCTTTCGCGTCATTTACCATGCCTAATAGCATAGTTCTAACGCTCTGCTCTTGCCGTTGCCGTTGCGCTTTCCTTGCGCTTGCCGTCACCAGCCACGGTGCAACATCTTTCATTTCCAGCGGCTTGGACTTTTTATCTTTATTTGCCGCATGGAACATGATGATAAGTTGCGCTAATAACTGCTGAACGCGAAAATCACCGTACGGAAATTCCGCGTAGTGCAGGCGCAGTGCCTGTCGATGGGCTGATGGCATATCTAACAACTGCGCGGGAGTGAGCCCGAGGTCACGCGCGATTAGAAATCCGAGTGGTCGCCTTCAACATCGCCGTCATCAAAGGTGGTGATGCCAAGCACCGTCAAAGCGTATTTAACAACTTCGCTTTCTAATCCACCGATGCGTCTAATAAACGCTCTCGACTGGTCGTCATCCATCGATGCCAGCGGGTCATCGGGTGCGATGCATGCGCGAACAGCGGCGGCTTGGCAAACTTCCATGCCGATGGGGATTGGCTCCCCTTCATAATCCTTGCCTGCGTTTCGCGCTGACTCGGCGGCGGATAACTGCTTGCCGTGCCGAAAGAACTGCTCGGTGACTTCGCGCGCGACAGACGCGGCCGGTGACTGCATCTTCACCGAGCCGCGTTTGCCTTTGCCGCCGTCTAATACAAAGTCGATGGTCTTGTTATCTTTTAACAACTCATCGATGTTCATTAGACGACTTCCCACTGCGGCAAGATGCTAATCGGTTGAATCTCGACCGTGCTTGCGACATCGGCATCGACTTGCGCGTCGATGTTGCCGACATTCATAACGCGGCAAGAGAAGCCCGGCCGTCTAATACCCGGTTGTTCTACCGTGAAAGCACCTGCGGCGACGGTCGCTGACGGCGCGGTAAAGCGCGGGGTATTACCATTCACCGGCCCGACTACCGTGACCTGACCTGTGTCGGAAATCTCACTAATAACATAGTGGTTATTTCCAATCTTAATGGTCATGCCCGGCCCAACATCTTCACGGGTGAAGGATGCGTTATTGATAGGGTCGGTCACCGTGCCATCAACAAAGGTCACCACGCCAGAGTTCTGCGCGATAGAGGCGGTGTTGGATGCGCCGGCAGACGGCTTAACAACTCTACCCTGCAGGGTATAGCGGAAGTTCAAGCGGTCGTTGTTGCGGTGCGCATCGATAATCGTTCTAATCGTCGGGTGGATTGGAACGAACGCCGCCATAGTGATGCTAATACTCGGCGGAGTCGCATTGCCTGTGTGCGTAAAGACGGCGGCGAAGGTGCGCGTCTCGCGCGTAGGCGCGTCACCGCCTGACTCGGAAATGCCGCTGGTGCCGGGCAGTGCCATCCAGCGGGGATTAGACCCGGTTGTTGCCTGAACCTCGACTAAAGCGTCTTCGGTTGTAATCGGGGAAGTCGTGTGCGTTGCCATCGGATTAGACCTCGTTTGGAAAACTTGCGATAGATTATACCATGTTACACTTTGGCGTTATCGCCGAAGTGTAACCGAAAATGTGCGCTCACGATAGCCAAGCGCGGGCAGGAATTCATCCGCCCACTGACCACTGATTCCATTATACCGACTTCCCGCAACTGCGCGAAGGGAATCGAAATAGCGGTCGGTAGTTGATACGACATCATTATACATCTTTGCGCGTACGGTGATTTGGAAATCCTGTTGTTCCAAATGGCCTCGGTCAAACTGCGGGGTTTCCGTCACGCCGGTCGACTCAAACACGATAGACGGCAAGACGGGTTTGCCGCCCGGCTGATAGGATGCGTAAGCGGGGATAGACATGTTATACGCCGCGCGAACTATAATCTGTTCCGGGGTCTGCGGCGGCGGCAAACCGAAGTCGAGAGCATAGACACTATCCTCATCGCAAATAAGTTCATTCCCAAGTGCGAATTCATAAATAAGCGGTGTCGGCATGCGATTTAATCTGTCTAATACAATCGCGCTTTCAGGCGAACCGAAAGTCAGCACGCGTCTCCCATGCAGGAGTTGTGTGCTTCCCCAAGATAACTCTTGGAGTCCAGTATTATCGGCAACAACAGCCATTAGATTCTCCTCACGGCTTTTACCGAGTATTGAACACGGCGACCGCCCTTTTCAGTGACGGAAACGATGTCGAGTTCATTACCCCGTTCATCTTCCAAAGACCACTGCACGTCGATGTCAGCGAAAGCGCGGTTATACCAGAACTCCAGCGTAATGGTGTCTAATCCAAACTCTTGCTCTTCGCTTAAACTTTCACTGCCAGAGGACTCTTTCCATGATGCCCACACTTTCATACGAATGGGGTCGACATCAGACACCATTTCACCGACATCGTTTAGATATTGCGGTGCTGGTTTGATAAGCGTCACGCGTCGATTCATCATGCCCGCGCTTGCCATTAGTGGAAGACCTCACGGGTATGCTGTGCGAGTAAATAATCAAGCGACCTGCCAACCGTCGCCGAGATAGTTCCAACAAGCGTTTGACCGCGATGACTATACCAGTCGTTAACCATTAGACGACATGCATGCTTCATAGCCGGCGGCAAGTTCGGTTGGGTATAACCACAAGTGACCTCGATGCGGATGTCGGAGTCGTTATCCCAGTTCCAGTTTGACCACGGCCATGATTCCCCGTCAGGCGGATATAGTTTTACATTCCGCTCGATGCCTTCACCGAGACCCGTCACGATGCGCGCTGTGGGCGCGATTGTGTGCGTTTCCCCGTCTTCCTTGTAGGTTATGCTATCCACACTACGAATCGGCGTAGCGTTCAATACAATCGCGCCGTCAGTAGCCCACGACCAGCCATCGTAGTTCCATCGATTATTGTAGTCGTCAAGAGATTCGCGTCTAATGATTAGTTCGCGTTGTTGGTCTCGGATTGGACGTCGAGTGTGCGTCTCGATGGTGTCGCCAGCGGCAGAAATCAAGTCGGTGATATAAGCGTCCTCTTGTAAATCATCATCACCGCCGTATGATTCGAGCCGCATGTGCTGTCTCGCTTCGGCGACGGTGATAAGTTGATAAGAAGGCTCGCTAATACGACTCCACGAAATTGACGCTGGAGTTGTGTTGCGATTGTAGTCGTTGTTTAACATCGTTCGGCAGTCCTAAAAAAATAGCGCGCATCGGCCACCACCGAGTACGCGCCTATCGTAAATACCTGCTTCGCGCAGGGAGGGTATTAGTTCGCGCCGCGTCTGTGCGTTGCAGGCTATTAGACGCACAAACGCGGCGATTAGAACTCTTTACCGATTCGGGTCGGAAACTTGCGGCTGACCGATAGCAACAAGCGATACGCCGACGGTGACGGTTGCGTTTGACGCGTTATTGACGCGCAGTCGACCGCGCACAAACTGACGGTCGCCTGCGTAAGTAATCGCGCCGTCAAGCGCGTTGCTTACCGCAAAGTCCCGGCCGCCAGTGTTGTTTACGCCGTTGGCATCTGCGCCGCCAGCGAAGTCGCCATCGGCGGTGACGGTTGCGCTATTCGCGCCTGCGGCGGAAGTCGCATGGTCTAATGACAGCGTGCCGCTGATAGACGCATGGCCTGCGGTCGTCACTCCAATCACCGTGACGTTGCCAACCAGTTCGGACACATCAATCCAGTCGGTCAGCAAGTCGGAGTTGCCAGTGTAGCCGGCGGCGGGGATATTTCTCGCGCCATCGGCTGACACGATTGCATGTCGCATGAAATCGGATTTCATCGTTCAGTTCCTCATTAGGAAAGTTGATTAGACAGCGTTAAGCGTCTGCTTTCAGCAGGCGGATAGCGCGGGTGTCGGCGACACGAGCACCACTTCGGCGCGACAGAGTAATCTCGATGTTCGGCTTGTTGGAATATACATCCACAAGCGCAAACATAGATGAACTCTTGTCTGCGATTTCAAACCCTTGCCGCCAGTTGCCGATAGCGGCAAAGTAAGCATCGTTGGCAAGCGCGGGCATGTGGTCGTTGATTCGCACCGGGCGCGATACAAGCGACAGCCCGCCGCCTTCGCGTACGAGTTGTTCGCTCAACGGCATTAGATAACGCCCATCCGCATCGCGCACCATCGCAAACGCCGCGTAAGCACCGCGCGACATCAGCCAAGTGGAGTTCATGCGATAGCGCGAATGCAGTGAGTTAACCGCCGCGATTGCGGGATTGAAACCGAAGGATGCATTAGCCGCAGTTGCATGACCGACTGCACCATCTGAACCCGTCTTGATGGCTTTGATAGTGCCGAACGCCTCTTCGGTGCCGAGTGTGGATGCATTAGCCGCATTATCCACCTTTGGCATAGTGGTGATGCCAAGCGGTTTGTTAACACCATCACCTTTAACATGATACTCGGCTTCCGTCTCGCCGAGTGCCATCGTTGCTTCACCGCGCAGGAAGTTCTGGATGTTGAACGATGCATCATCCATCGTGTTGCGATGCACGGCGACGGTGACTGACCAGTCGGCGATTGGATACTCGACATTCGTCAACTTCGGCAAGTTGCCGGGACTCCAGTCGGTGACTTCGCTACCGACGGTGACGGAAGTTTTCCCGGTCGCCAGCATCAGTTTCACCGAGTCGCCCGGAACGCCCGTGCGCATGAGAGCCAAACCACGCAGTGAGCCATAAGTATAGAGTTCACGCATGATTCGATTCGTCATGAACGGCGGCACAAGGATGCCGTATGACGGGGAGAACAAAGAGGAGCCAACCGCAAAGGTCTGTTCAGGCATCTTGCCGTCAAGCATGCCAAAGTCCTTTAGACCTTTAACGATGTAGCGATTGAAAGCCGCGTCTAATGATTTAACATCATCTGCGGTTGCCAACTCGTTTTCCGGCTCATCGCCATAGATGCGTTTGGCTTGACCGCCACCAAACTCTTGACGCGCTTGCGTCAAGGAGATTCGCGCGGCAAGCATCTCGGGGTCGTCTGCGCCATCGACGTTAACGCCGCGCCGCGCAAGTTCCTCGACTTTGGCCTCGAGGTCTTCGCGCTGTTTAGCATCGTCTTCGATGGCGGCCTGTAGTTTGGAAACATCGGCGGCGCGGTCGGCAAAGTCCTTTTCGAACTTTTCCAACTTCGCGCGGACATCGCCGGCTTCGGCAGTCCCGGCAGCCTGCACCGCGTCAAACTCGGCGCGCAAGTCGGTCAGGGATTTGCTGAACTTGTCGCCCGTCTCTTTTACGAGGTCGGTCAGCGATACGGTTGAATTTTCGGACATGGGAGTTTCCTCTCGATGTGAATGTTGACTCGAATATACTATAAAATAGTTGTTACACAATTCGTTTTACAAAATAATTTCACCACAAATGACATCAAAATAAAGCAACAGTATTAGACGCTTTTTGCGCGCGAACACGCGCCTGATGCGCCTTTTGCGATGCTGATAACGCCGCGCGGTGTTCCGGGGAACGAGGCGGATATTTTCTACCGCGAGCGGCATTAGACATCTTTTTACAGGTCTCGGGTGAGCGTTTCTGCCCGCGATTAGAAACTGATAACTTCGCGCGGTGTTCCGGCGACTTCGGTTTGCCGCGCTTTGCCTCCGACATCTTCTTGCGGGTCTCTGCTGAAATCTCCAAGCCGCTTGCGCCTTCACCACCATCGGTCAAGTTGTAGCCTCTCCCCCAACGGATATGGGTTTTCAAATCACGGATTAGACGCTTCTCTTCGGCGAATGCTTCCGCCTCTGTAAAACCACCACGCACTTCCTTGTCGATGCTTTCCCAACCGTATTTACGGATAGCATGATATACGATACGCTTATCGCCAGATTTGGCAAGATAGCGGTGTGCTTTCCAACGGCGTTTAACATCGTTCGTCTTCCCCACGTACCGTTTGCCGTTAGAGAAAGTAAAAATGTAGACGCTGAAATCGTCTTGCGTTATACTTGGCATCGACTTGCCGCTCCAACCGGCTGGTCATGGCGACGGGGACTGGCACGTCCCCGTCGCCGCTTTTAATTAGTCGCGTTTGAGAATTTCCAACAACGCCTCACGCGCACCGGGATAGCGTTGGTCTTCCGTCAATTCGACGGGCGGTTCAGGCGGAGTTTCCGCTTGCGGTTGCGGCGGTGTGTCGGCATCGGCAAGCGTTTCGTCTTGCGCAGGCGGCTCATCATTAGACACCGTTGCTTTCACTTCCACCGATAGATTCGGTCGGACACGCCTGCCTTTGAAAAAGAAAGTAGCCAACCGCACATGCTCCCCTGCACACAATCTCTCTTGACTCGGTTCGCCATCGTTGACGGCAAAGGTGGTCAGGGTATTAGACGCAGTTGAATCACTCGCTTGGATTCTCGCGCCGTCTATGGCTGGAAAGGTACAAACTGAAACCTCTCTTAAGCGGCCCTCCACGATGCGGTCGACTTCATAACCAGCGGCACCTTCGCCACCGCGTTTTTCCGTCTCGACTTTGATGACATCAAAGCCCACCGAAAGCCCGGTCAAAATCCCCGAATCGATATTAGAGATGGTTTCCGCGCCTGCTTGAACATCAGGGTTCAACAGGAAATTCATATCTAAACCGATTTCCTGTTCGGTGAAGGATGCCGCTTTGCCGATAGGAGTCCAACTATCGTGTTGCGAAAGGATGACGATTTTCGCAGGGTCGCCCGTCGACTTGGCAAAGCACTTCTTTGCCAACTCCATCATGTAAAATCCTCTATCTATCTCCACATCGTAGAGACATGCATATCCGTTCTTTTCAACCAGCCGGCCGTTAGAGTCGCCAACAAGCCGAGCCAAAGGGACGGGCGGTAATGATTGCGTCTGCATGGTATTAGACCTCATTCGTTTGGAAACGATGTCGCGCAGTTTAGCATAAAAAATAAATATTACAACATCAAATAATGATGTCATGTTATGCCGAATCTTTCTGGGCGTTATGCCATCTAATCCAACGAGAAATTGTGCACTCGGCGACACCAATCTTTTCGGCAATAACGCGCATCGATTTATTATTAGAACGCATTTCCAGCATGCGGTCGATATTGGCTTCGCGGAATTCCGCACCACCAACACCGCCCATTCTAAATCTATCCTGTGCGGGAACTTTCCTGCCCTTATTAACTGCCAACGCTTTTTCCTTTGCTGCGTCTGAAAATGAAATCCCCCGCGCCTTGTGAGTTGCGCTCACTCTTGCGTTATGTTGTTCCGACTTCGCTTTGCCGATAGTAGACGCACTTTTCTTTGCACGAGTTTCAGCAGAATCTTTCTTACCGAGATGCGCTTGTCGGTTCTTTTCCTTCGACTCTTCGCTTACAACTTTGCCAAGATGCGCGGCGCGGATGCGAGCAATACCATCTGCGGACATAACCGGCCCGGGTTTGCCTGTATTAGACGCGCTAATTTTATCCCGCGTCTCTTGTGAAGGCACCCAGCCGGTAGTTGCTTCACCACCTTTCGTCATGTTCAATCCGTTATGGAAAGTGTCGTGGTAAGCGATATAACCTGACTCGGCGGCATCGGCCTGTTCATCAGTCCACCAGCCGTACGCAAGGATGCGTAAGGGGAACGCCGCCCAGCCACGCGGGTCTTTGCGGACGGCGTTATACAAATCGTAACGCTTACCGCGCGAACATAAATAACGATGATGTTGATTCCGCTTTTCCAAGCCGACGGTCTGCCCGATATACTGACGGCCAGGGCCGCCATCGAACATATAGATGTCACGCCTGCGTTTCACTTGCCGATTTAACATGTCTAATCCGGCTCGGCGGGTTGCGGTTGATTTGGCGGTCGTTCCCCTGCAGGCGGTGCATTGCCTGACGGTTGAACATCAGCGACTGGTTTCAGGTCATCGCAACCTTCGCGTTCTGTCATGCCCTCTGCTTGACGCGCTTCTGCTGGACTCATCCAACCTGACGCGATTGCCGTTTGATAGAACATGGCTCTTTCATTCGGCGTTCCCCGCAACAAACGGGAAAAGTCGAACTCGAAAAATAAACCATCCTTGCGCTCATCATTAGTAAGCAAAGATGCGGTGAAGGCGTTTTCAATACGCTCCGCCCATGGGGACAGAGTATAGCGGATAAACCCCTGCGACATGTTTGTAAGCCCGCTACCCCAATTAGAAATCGATGAGACATGGAGCATGAGGTGAGGCGGGATATTGAACGCCCTACCGATTTCAATCACTTGCGCTGACCGCGACTGGTCAAACTGCTGACTCACATTATCCTTTGTATATGGAGTGAACTTCATCGCTTCGCTGATAACTGGAATCTTGTTATCCCAGTCAGGATTATTAAATACTGCTCCGATGTCGTTAAGCGTTTGTTCCCCGAACACGCCTGCGTCAGGGGAGATAAAACCTTTTAGATTGCCGCCGACAAGCGATTCTCGCGCATGACGATTCTGCGCCAAGCACACATTCAGGGTAGAACGCAGTGTGTGTAAAACACTGATGCCTTCCCATCCTTCGCTATCTACGAAACGACCTCTAATATGGATGATGTCAGGCGGATAGATAGTGCGCGCGACACCACCATTAGACGCTGTTCCATCGAGTTGACGCGGCTCGACTTTATACTTTGCCGACTCGCCCTCGATTTCCAAAGACACTCTGTTTGGACTGATGGGCTTCAACAAGCGCAACTTCCTGCCGCTACCGACTCGAATCTGTTCTAAATACGCGTTGCCGTGAATGGCGGCGGCTTGGATAACCGCTTTCAATAGCATCGGGCCGGTAAAGCCCGGTCGGTTGTTGCCACACGGCATATCAAACACTTCGTAAAAAGGATGTTCTTTAATAACAACTTCCCCGCACTCTTCTCGCCGTTTCAATCGCAACGGGAGCATAGCGATGCTCTCGCTGATTAGATTGACGGCAAGATTAAACGCGGGGATTGACATGGCGGATGCCTCACTGACGGCTTTGCCGCCGGCGACATCACCAAACGCGTCAGCCCATAACGCTTCCTTGACGGACGACCGGCCGAACAGGATACGCGCCGCCGCGCCCGCTCTCTGGGAAAATGAAAGTTTCGGTTTCATAACGCCATCCTACTATATTACACACACTTACCCTACCAGCATAGCGCGGGGAGTAGTCGACCGTTCAGGCAAAGCATTAGACAGACCAATACCCATCGCCGCGGCGACTACGCCGTCAATCTTACCAGTCGACTTTGACTTTGTAAAGCGCATGCCGCCAGAGTCGTTCTCGACTACTTTAACCGATAACAAGTTATATCGCATGCACGGATTGCGCTCGATAACAACTTTGCTTTCCATAATGGAATTCTTCAGCAGTTCTATGCTCTCACACATCCACAGCGGCGACTTCAAGCCGTTATCATAAATATCCGCGCCCGGTTTGCGCGACGGATTAGCACGATTAAAACCTTGCGGGTGTTTCCATAATACCATCTTCCCTGCTGGCGGCTCGCGGTGAAGACCCTCGCGGTCGGCAAGATATAACTCGACGCCAACTTGTTGGAATTCTCTAAACAACATATCTGACCTCCAGTCGTCAAAGGCAATCCCCCGGAACTTCCAATCATCGCGCATGCGCAACAGGAACTCTACAACATGGGCGTAGTCGACTACCTTGCCCTCGGTTGCGCTGATAACGCTTTCTCGCGCCCACACGTCCCACGGCAAACGGGGAACTTGTTGCGCCCTTTCCATTAGACCATCATCTGGCACCCAGAAATTAACGCGGATATAATAGACATCATTTTCGTCTTTCCACACTTGCGCGGCCGCCGTCAAATCGTCTCGGCGCGATAAGTCGAGACCAACAACCATCGGCAAGTTGCCAAGTTTATTTTCGTCTAATGAATCTACCATCACCGCGTCAATTTCCTCTTCCCCAAGGAAGTATTGTGACGCGTCACTGACCCACTCGTTAAAGTGCTGGCGGCGCACGGAGTTGCGCTCACCCGGGATGGATTTACACCGCGCGATTTCCTTGCGTAAGGCCTCTGGTGTTGGCAAAGCGGGGAAACTTGGATTGGCTTTGACCCAACACGATTCATCGTTCCAGACATCATCCGTTTTATCGATGTCAAAGATAAGCGGAAAGTGTGTGTCGTCTTCCACTTCACCATGCGCAACGGCATGCGCATGCTGGTATAACGGCCACGCTACGCTATCAACGCCCATGCCCGCATTAGTAAGCATAAGCATTAGCGGCTGTTCTCGCTTGCCGCCGCCGCGCCGCATCGCGTCAAGCATTTCCGGCGACTTCCAAAACGCGACCTCATCGAAAACACCAGCAGACGGACGGAAACCAGATATGTTTTTCCCCGTCGAGTTATTTGCGATACGGCGCATTAGACACATACTCCCGCCCTCAGGCCGATAAGTTATCTCGCGCGGACTGGCTTCACCGCCACGCACTATTAGACGCTCATTCAAGTCGATATTAGATTCAACTGCTTTTAGGATGTCGCTAAATATGATTCCAGCCTGGTCGTAGGTTGCCGCCGCCAGATATACTTCGGCGGCGGGCTCACCATCGGCGATAAGCATATACAAAGAAAGACCTGCACACAGGGGGGAATTGTGAGTCGGTGTGAGTTGTTCTCCCGCAAGATAGATTCCGTCTGCCGCGGCGACGGTTATGCAGTTGGCTGGAACTGCTACCATTAGACGGATTCCTTTTATGTAGTTCCATTCGGTATAAGACGCTTTGTGCCGCTGGGCATGCCAAGCGTCTAATCGCTTCTGCTTACGAGGAATGCAAAACACCTGCATGCCTTTTGGCGCGGTGAAATGGACACTATACTCTTGCTTCTCGGGCCCGCGTTTAGTTGGACGGCCGCGAAGTTTGGGTGCGTAAATACCACATCGAATACCAAGTGTCTTACAAAGTCGAACGACACCATCGATTAGTTTGCGGTTGGTATTTGAAAAACTGCACGCCGCTCTCGTGTAGTGCGCACTGCCATCAGAGTCCATTAGACCTTGTAATAAAGCCAAGCGCGTTTTGTAAGACGCAGTAAAATACGCTTCGGGGATATGCTTGCATGTCGGCTCGCGCCCTTCCTTTCGTCTCTTCGCAAGAACACCGCAAGCGGATAACGCTTGACGCAAACCGCCTTTCACGCGGTATTGTTTATGAGCGCGCATGCCATCCCACTGGTGCCCTGCATCAGGAATGAAACCAGCGCGACGATATTGGTCTAATACAAACAGCGCGTCTTCATCAGAGCACACAAAATTCGCTCGGCATTTATCTCCGTCGCCCAACCAGTGACCGAGAACATAACCATCTAATAACGGTTTTGTGCCGAAGTTCCCCCAGTGCAGAGTCGGTGTGGACTTCACCGCAAGATTGGGAGTCGGGTTATATCCACGCGGGCCTTTTAACCAGTGCTTGCCAACCCACGCGGTGTCGCGCACAACAATCTTGTGTTTGCCTTTTGTATTACACCGAACTTGCCAAAGATGTTTGGCATTACAAACCACCTTCGCGCCGTCTTTGAACTCGACCTCAAACATGGTGTCATCGATGACAGCATCGCCGGGCATAATGGTTGCATGCCGTTGTAGAACTTCTACTGGTGAGCCATTAGAGCCGAATACGAAATCGCCGGGCTTCAAGTCGCCGTGAGTCGTCCAGCCGCGGTTGGCTGTAAGCATCGGCGTATTGCATGCTAATGCTTTTCCGCTATTTTTAGCCGCTTGTAGATACATGTCTTGGTAGCGGCGGCGACCGCCTTTTTTATGCACCCAGCCGCCGAGTGAGCCAACTACAAACTTTTGCCAATCAAATAGTTCAAACTGCTTATCGTCCCACTTGCCTGACCTTAAGGTCAGCATAGCGGGAAAGAAGTTCATCATGCGCCCGGCCTTTTCAGCATCGAACTTGTAGGGGTAACTTTTACTTTTAGACCTCTTTAAGTCATCGCGGTGGCGTTGGCAAACGGCGCGAATGGACGGGCCGGCGACTATATCACCAGCCAACACGGCATCGACATATTTGCCAACCGCCCGCGCCGCTACTTTATTAGAAGGGATTTCAACCGCACTCATTTGAAATAACTCTTGCGCACAGCATCAAGTTTAGCGTTTCCCTTCGCTTCCCCGACATCAGACATCATTTTGACTTGCGATGCTGGGCTTGCGCCAAGCGCAGTTAACGACTTGCGCATGCCCTCCTCTGCGGCAAGGAGTTCCGTCATCAGTGGATGCCGTTTCCCCTCATCACTTAAATAAGCAAGCGCGACATCGTGACCTCGTTCAGCGTATTCCGCTTTACGACGTCTAAAGTAAGCGGCGATACATTCAACTCGCGCGGCGGCAAACGCAAGTCCGCGCACCCAGCGGCGATGTGTGGAGTCGACCCATGGGCATTCACTTACTATGGTCTTCCACATATCTTTCTCGTCGTCGCCGAGGTCATCGGGGACTTTGCCGATTGGCTTGCGCTCACTCTTTACCGGCTTAATATCGCGCGGCGTTTGGATTTTGCGTTCGGCTACGCCGTTGCGGGTCGGTCTTGCCATTGGACTATCGCCTCTCACCGATTAGATTGCCATCTGCGTCAACTGATAACCAGTTGCGTTTGCGTTGCGATTCCTCTGCCGCCGTCTTCCGCTTGTGGCATTCGCGGCACAGGAACTGCAGGTTTGATTCCGCCCACGCCGCGCCGCCGTCTTTGACGGGAACGATGTGGTCGACATCATCGCCGGGAGTGGTTTTACCATTAGACGCACATATAACGCAAACGCCGTCACGATGTCTAATGCGCTCTCGTAGGCGTTGCCAACGGGGCAGGGAGTGTATTTCGCTCATGCCGCGCAGTATAGCATAACGCCGCGCCGCCGTTATGCCTGTGGAGCCCGGACGGAGAAAAAAGAGGGAATCGGCGGCGGTGAAGGGAAACGCGGTTAATAATACTTTCCGCCTTGCCTTTCACCGCCGCTACGACAGATAACAATCGAGAACAAGCGATAGGAAGTTATCTAATGAATGCGCGGGCGCGTTTCAAAGTGCGTGATGCGGTCGACATCAGCATCCAGTTTAGACGCTGTTGATGACTTCGCTATACGCTTTAATAACGACTCGGCGGCCTCGATATTAATATCTGCGCTGGTGATTTCGGCTTGCTGTGCTTCTACGCTATCGCTTTCCTCTGCGTCGGCGATTGCGCTTCTCGCGCATGCCAATAACGCAAGGATAGCAAGCCCGAGGTCTTCATCTCGGTCTTTAACGGCGTTGTTATCTACCAGCGCGTTGGTATTGGTCTCCACCGCGTCTGCGCGCTGGAGTAGTTCGTCAATGCGCCGTTGCGTTTCAGTTTCCGTCATGGTCTTGCGATGATAAGGTGTCGCCATTAGACACAGATATACGAGCGATTAGACGGGTTAAATATCGAGTGCTTGTTGGCATGTGTTGGGTTCATAGTTGCACCACATGACCTCGGTTCTGGTTTGACCGGTCGGTTTGCCAACACGGCCAGGCACAGTAAAACCTTTAACAAACTCGAATCGATTCCAACCGAGCGCATCCCACTGGTTTCCATAACCGCTTACGGCGACACGGCCTTGTTGTGCATCTAATAACTCGTGCATGCGTTGCCAGTCGGTGCCGTCGTTCTCCTTGCTGTATATCTTTGTCTGTGTGCCGCGATACGGCGGGTCACAATAAACAACTGCATGCTTACTTGTGGCCGTGCGTTCAAGTATTTCTAATGCGTCTCGGTTTTCAAACTGCACATGATACAACCGCGCGCACAGGGGCGCGATTTCCTCGCCAGTCCATCTTTCTACCGTGTGCGATGTCGCGTATAACGGCGACCATCCGCGCGAATCAACCGCATGCATAAATGATTGGCGGAGGACTATTTGTGTTGCTAATGCGCGGCGCAGTGGAGATAACTTTTTGCTGTCTAATCCAGCCAAAGCGATTTTGAACTCCTTGCGGGAAATGGGCGTGAGCGCGATTAGACGGGATAGTTCGTCAGGATTTTCGCGCACTTGAATCCACCAGTTATGGATGTCGCCGTTAACATCGTTTACGATTTCGTTAACGGTCGGTTTCCTTTGTAGTAGAACGCCAAGCATGCCCGCGAATGGTTCTACGTACGTCGTGCTGTAGTCCCACGGGAGCATGGACGCTATCCACTTGCCCGCTGGATTGCCGACTGGTTTGCCGCCGTGATAGGGGAGAGTTTTCATTAGACACAGATATTAACTACGCGTCTGTTCTATACTGACAACTTCCGCGCGGTTCTTACTTTCACTCCCGCCGGGCGACGTTCGTTATCACCAAAGCGACCGGGAACACACCAGCATCGCGCATCGACATCGGGGTAGAACTCGTTGGGCTTAACAACTTGTTCCACTGGGTTATCATATACGGCGACGGGCTCGGGCAAGTTATACGACTTGCCATTATCTTGGAAGTTCCAAGCGGCTGTGGCGATAGCATGGCCGTAGTTGTATAACCGTACGGCGCGACCGTCAGCACAAATATCGATGGGCTTGACGGGCTTGTGTTCGTCACCAAAGATATGGGCGATGGCCTCACTGTGCTCTTCCATAACGGAAACGGAGTCGCCTGTGTCGGGGTGATAACCGACCAGTTGATATGCGCGTTTCGCGCGATTGAACACGATAACGGGAACTTTATTTGCGGTGGATTTAGACATGATATTTGCCTCTCGGTTGCGGTTAAGTATTGGAAAGGGTGTCGCCGCTGGTCAGCGCATGAAGGCCAGCGGCGACATGGTTTTCGTCTGCGCTATCGGTTGGGAACTGCTCCATGCACTTGATTCCGCCGCGTACAAGTTGATAGCACTGCGCCCACGGTGCATAACTATCCACCAGCGCGTTTGCGGTTTCCGGCGAAACAATGGGCTTGCCTGTGTGCATATCGGTAAACATGCCGAATTCATTCGCGTATAAAATTAATACACGATTCGGTTTGCGATTAGACATCATTCATCGCCGGGCAGGGGTGACTCCATATAGAACTTGGATGAGTCAACGAAAAACCTTGGCTGGACATGTGAACGTGGATAGCGCATTCAAACGCGTACGCCTCTTCGTTAAGTGCATCGAGGTCGGCTTCGGACTCGTAATCCAGCACTCCCCGCGCCGCACTCATTTCATAAACGAGATTGGCGATGTCGAGTTCAACCTTATTGACTAAACGGTCGGATTGGATTTCAATCTCGCCGTCCTTCTCCATATCAATAGAGAATTCGTTCGCCAGATATTTCTCGGCAAACTTGGTAGCGGCGGTGAATGTGTCGGGCTGTGCTTTCGCGGTGGCGTTCATAGTGACATCTCGGTTGCGGGTTGCGGTTGGCAAGCGCGGTTATCGCTTGCCGCCGTATATCTGCATATACAGCGACACGGAATTTGTCCGTTAAATATACGGCGTTCCCGTTATCCCCGTGGGCGCGTCCTTGCGCCTGTCTTGCGGGCCTTCGCTTATCCCCGTGGCGTAGCGTATTTGTGGCGATTATCCCGCCTGCGTTTCCTGCGCGTGATGATAAGGCGGCGACACAGGCGGGATTTTAGGGTCGATAGCACATCGCCGGCACTATCCTTTCACCCGCCGCCCATCTGTGCAACTATGCCGCCTGTTTCGCCGCCGACTGCATGAGATAATGCGTCAGCCACATGGACTCGGTATTGCCGACCTCGAGAATCGTGACCGATTGGAAGTTGGCGTTGCGCTTGCCGCGCAGATTGATACGCACGATGTCGGCAAACGGGAAGCCGGCAAGCGGAAACATGGACTGGATATGGGCGCGCTCATCGGCGGTGATAAACGGCTTATCCAGCGTGGTCACTTGGACGCTACCGTACGACTCGCTTTGCCGATGGCGTTGCGTCTCCTCGAAGGCGGGGAGTTCGGCAAGTCGCTTTTTAGATAACGGCCGGCCGCGATAGTCGACGTTGTGGAGATTCGCACTATCGATGGACTCGATGTCGGTGGCGTTAATCAACTCAAAGGACGGCGGCATATCGCTCTTGCCTGCGTCCAGCGCGTCTTCATTCCAAGCGATAAACAACTTAATAATGCTTTGGATTTCAGGGGCGCGCGGCATGGGCTGATACGACTCGGTCAGCGCGGCATGAACGGCGGCGGCGTTGGCATAGCCCTTGACGACCGGGTAGGTGTATTTGGTGGGCTTGGCTTCGGGTAAGTTGCGTTTAGACATGATATTGCCTCTCTGTGTTGCGGGTTGATAGTGGTGTCGGTGGTAAGTTCCCCGCGCCACTACGTCTGTGGTCACTTGGCGATTGGCGCGGGGATTTTAGGCTCGCGGCGACTTACCTCACCGCGTCACTGACCGCCAAGCGTCTTGGCATGTTGAATCTACACTAAAACGCTGTCGATGTCAAGTCCGCGCGGTGTCGGCGTTTAACAAGCCCATCGACTTAACAAAATCCCGGCCGATTTCAGCGCGGCGTTCTACCGCGCGGTCACGGACTCGCCGCTCGGCGAAAATACAAAGACGCTTGCCTGTGCTTCGAGTGTGCGGGTTGTTCTCGCAGATATACTCCTCGATGGTGACATCGCTATCGGCGGAAACTCGCATCGATGCTATCGCTTCCCAGTTATCAGGCACAAAGATAACGGCAATCGTATTGCCGCTTTCCGGGTCAGGCCCTTCCAAAACAGAATCAAGGAATTTGATTACTCGTTTCGAATCTTGGAAACCGCGCATGACATCGACGGCGGCGGGAAGCAACCAAACTGAACCGTCAAACGGCCCCGATACAAAAACAGGAACGCCCATCGTATTATCTCTCGTCAATCACCACGACCGCTTCTCGCCGCGTGACGCTGGCGGCGGGCCGGGCGGATAGGTGTGCGCTTCGCCGGTGAAAATAGGATGCCCTTTGTCATGCGATACGACACGGAAAATGCCGCCGCCATAATAAGCGCGCGCCTGCTCCAAACGGGCAAGCGCGTCTTGGACGGTGGCATGATACGATTCCTCGACGCATTTCCAGTTATCGTTTGGACGGATAAGTTCAGCGCGAAAAGGTTTCCCCTTCGGCGCATAGACGGCCTTTTCGTCTTTCGGCGGCGGTGGAGTTGTGTCAGTCAGCATGGTATTTGGTAGCATTCACACCATCGAATCGGTGTTGGCGCGACTTCTACGCCCACCGATACGCATCCGTACGCGGTAGCATTCACACCATCGAATCGGTGTTGGCGCGACGCCGGAATCAAGCGGAAGCGATGCCATAACGGTAGCATTCACACCATCGAATCGGTGTTGGCGCGACTCGACACGGCCGCGCTTGCCGAAGCCGTCGGTAGCATTCACACCATCGAATCGGTGTTGGCGCGACACTGTAACACGTCGTCCATGCAGTATAGTCAGGTAGCATTCACACCATCGAATCGGTGTTGGCGCGACCCGATGCTATGGCAACGATTCAATCGCTTGGTAGCATTCACACCATCGAATCGGTGTTGGCGCGACAGCGCGAACACGGCCTGCGATTCGCCCAAGGTAGCATTCACACCATCGAATCGGTGTTGGCGCGACAGGTGAGCCACAACCTCTTGATTCAATGTGTTTTGTCAGCGATGTTCTCCAACGAAAACATTAACGCAGGTAGGACTTGCTACAGCCCTCGATTCGGTTTTACAGAGACAAAGCCGGAGTTTTTACTCCGACTTTGGCTTCCGCATCCGCTTCTAAAGCGCGGTTGCGGATGTTGATAGCGGCATTGTGGTCTCGGTCAATAACCAGACCGCAGTGCGGGCAGTTATGAACCCGTTGGCTTAAAGGTTTAGACACGATTTCACCGCAACCACTGCATGCTTGCGACGTGTATTTAGGGTCGACTAATTTCAGTTCCAGGCCAACGCTTTGCGACTTGCTCTCGACGGAATGTAGGAAGTCACCCCAGCCGACATCGGCGATTTGCCGCGCCAACTTACTCTTGGCAAGCCCCTTAATATTAAGGGCTTCGGCGGCGACAAATTTGTTTTCCGATACCGCTTTATCAATCAATCGCGCGGCGACTTCGCGGTGAAAGGTCTTGCGGATGTTGCGCACCTTCGCATGAAGACGCGCGACATCCATGCGAGCGCGTTCTCGGTTGCCGCTACCCCGTTTCTTACGGGATAACGCGCGCTGGCGACGGCGCAGTTCCTTTTGCGCGCCATCCAACAAACGCGGATTAGCCACAATACCACCATCGCTGTCGGTGTAGAACTTTTCAATACCAACGTCGATGCCAACCGCGCCATCGGTGATAACGGGAACGACGTCGGGGACACTGCATGCGAATGAAATCAGCAGGCCTTTGTGGTCACGAGTAATGGTGGTGGTCTTGCGTACGACACCATCTCGTAAGAATGCGGGATTAGAAATCTTAAACCGCAACTTACCGGGCATGCCTTTCACTTTTACAAAGCCGAACTTGCCTTCGCCTTTGTGCCAATTAACCGCCTCATTAAATTTGAGGCTCTGTTGCGGTTTGCGATACGAACGGAAACGCGGGAAGCCCGGTTTCTCGCCCGCTTTACAACGGCGGAAAAATGCTTGGAAAGCCAGGTCCAAATCATTTAATGCCGAGCGGCAGATTCTCTGCGGCAAAGCGGCATACTCGGGACACTCGCGGCGGATTTCAGTTAACGATTTATCTTGGTCGTAAAAACCGATGGACTTGCCGCACTTTTGCCAAGCGTCTCTCCGTTCTTGTAGCGCGGCGTTATAAAAATCGCGCACCAAACGGAGGGAGTTATCGACCCATTTGCTTTGCGCACGAGTCGGACGGCATCGGAATTGATATGTTCTGTTCATGGTGAAACCTCTCTCGGTTGCGGTTGCGATGATTGCGATTTGCCTGCGGCGTATAACTACATAGTCGGCGACACGGAATTTGTCCGCCATTAAATTCAATCGAGTCGCGCCAAGCGGCGCAATTTCGCTTCGATGTCGATGACGACATTAGCATCGGCTTCGGCGGCTGTCGCCGCTTCGCGCCAATCACGGCGAATCGTACGGGCGGCAATATCGTAAGCGCGGTGGGCGGCAAGTTGCGCAATTTCGCGGTGTTCGCCCGCTACTACCGCCGCGCCATTAACGGCGGCATAATCACCGCGCTTGTAATACATATCCGCTCGCGCCTGTGCGCGCCCGCATAGTTCGCGCGATTCGCGCGCAATCGCGGCAAGCGTGAGCGGCGACTTCGCGCGGCGGGCAGACACCAATTTACTATCAGGCATCGGTCGACTCCAGTTGAACGGGTTGCGTCAGGAACTCGATGGTGTCGGGCTTGATACCGCGCCGCGCGGCAAACTCGTCACGGGCGCGACGGGCGCATTTCAGCGCGAAGTTCTCGTCCAGATATACTTGGACTCGGTCGACGTCGTTGGACTCGAAATATACGGTGCTACGCTTCAGCCAATCGTAGTTGGCAAACAGCAGGAATTTGCCGCCGGTGATGGCGGC